CCGCTCGCCGCTTGATGAACTGGCCGAGCAGAACGAGGCGGATATCTATCTCGACGTCCGCGATACGATCTGGGCTCCAGCCGTACAGATGGATCCGTCCCTGGCCGAAGTTGTCGACATGGAAAAGGCCACTCGGGACGCCATGCGCTCCAAGGGCTGGAAAGCTGACTGGTTCAAGCCGAAGGAAGCCGTCATGGAGCGCCGGGCGCAGATGGAACAGGAAGCCCAGGCCGCGAAGGTGATGGAAGATATCGCTGCCGCCGGCGGGGTGGCCGAGCAGGCCGGACGCGGGGTTGACGCTGTGGCGACGGCTGGTGCGAATGTTCAGCAGGCTATGGCGCAGTGAAAACCGATAAACCTGCGCGCGGGCAGAAGCGCGAAATATGGTGGCCATCTGAGTACACGGTCGAGGACATCCGCGCACTCCAGTCGCTCGCGCTGTACGCCAAGGCGGCGGACGATCCGAAATACAAGCATCTCGTTCCCAGCCCCGAAGACACTAAACGCGCGCTCGACTGGATCGTCTACAAGGCCGCGCAAACGTATGAAAACGGCTTCGTCGCCAACGATCCCAATGGCCGGATAGGTGCATATCAGGAAGGCAGGCGTTCCGTCGGCCTTCAGATTCAGAAGCTTCTCACGCTCAAACCCGAACATTTCAAGGAGCATACCGATGGCGGGAGCCTACGGCAAGATGCCAGACGAGAAAAAGATGATGGCCAAGGCTGATCTTCACACGCTCATCGAGGCGGAAAAGATCAAGAAGGACTCGCCCCGTTTGAAGGCGGCGATGCAGTGCAAGAAAGAGCTGATGGCGGACATGGAAGCCATTGGCGATAAGTCAAAAGGTGCTTGATGACGGATGAAGCAAGGCAGGAAATCACGGCCGACGACCTCGCGCTAGTGCCTGATGCGGATGATGGCGCGTCCGATGCGCCGGCGGAAGACGGGAAGACCGATCCGCCTAAAGACGCCAAGCCGCAGGATGCAGACGCTGACCCCAAAGGCAAGACTATTGCCACCGGCGCGGATGCCGAGGCGGAAGCCAAGGCCAAGGAAGACAAGGCGGCGGAAGAGCACAAGCCGTATTGGCCGGATGACTGGCGCGAGAAGCTCGCAGAGCACATCTCGGCAGGCGATCAGAAGCTCTACAAGAAAGAGTTGACCCGCCTGAAGCGCATAACCGACCCTTCCGGGGTTTACGGCATGTATCGCGAGTTGGACAATCGCCTGAATACAGGCGGTCTCGTGAAAATGCCGGGCAAGGACGCCAAGGACGAGGATGTCAAAGCCTTCCAGAAGGCGCTCGGCTGGACCGAGAAGCCGGAAGAAATGCTGGAGCAGATTGCTCTGAAGGATGGCGCAGTGCTCGGCGATGATGACAAGCCGGTCCTGAATGAGTTCTTTGCCGCTGTCCACGGCGCGACATCGGCGCCGGATTTCGTCAGCAAGGCCGCGAACTGGTATTTCGCCAGACAGGAACAAGCCGCTGCTGAAATGGATGATTCCGACGACGAGTTCCGGCGCGAGTCCGAGACGGCGATCAAGGAAGAATGGGGCCCGGCCTTCAAGCGCCGCTCCAATGCGATCGGCTCGATCTTTGCAACTGCGCCGGGCGGCGTCGATGTCAAGAACGAGGATGGGCTTTTCGCCCGGCTGATGGGCGGCCGCATGGCCGACGGCAAAAGGGTCGGCAACGATCCCGACATGCTGCGCTGGCTCGATTCCATCCGGGGCGAAATCAACCCGGCCGCAAGCGTTGTCGAGGATGGAGCTGGAACGCAGTCCGTAGAGGCTGAACTTGAAAAGATCAAGGGTCTCCGGAAAACCGATCCCCAGAAATACTGGGCAAACGATACGCAAAAGCGCGAGCAGGAGCTTTACGCCGCGCTCGAAAAGATTCAGGTACGCCAACGCGCCTGATACGTTCGCGATCATTCATCTGGTCAACCCGGGTTTCCGGCGCCGGATCGATCGCACATCCACCCACCGTTCGTGAAGCGCTCTTGGGCGCATAGACGGCGCCGGTCATTCACTTGATCGGTCAACCCTGACATGCGCCGGAAAGGGTCAACCGGAACGCAACGGCATCTTTCAAACAATCGAGAGGTGCCATTATGGCTAACTCAGCCCCGATGATTCAATATCGAGATCAGTTGATCGCGACATTTGAAGAGGGGAAAACCTGGTTGCGGCATACCACCGTAACCGAACATCAGCGTAGCGGCAATCAGGCGACGTTCCTGGTCGCCGGCTCTGGCGGGGCAGCTGCCAGTTCTCGCGGTATCGAAGGTCTCATCGAGGCTCGCCACGATGACATGACCCAGTATACCGCAACCGTCAAGGAATGGAACGATCTGGTCCGCAAGACGCGGTTCAACATCTTCCAGTCCCAGGGCAACCAGCGCAAGCTCATGCAGGATACCACCCGCATGGTGCTCAATCGCCGCCTCGATCAGGACATCATCGATATTCTGGACACGGCGACGAACAATCTCGGGTCGACCGGGGATACAATGTCCCTGAATGTCGTTGCGAGTGCGCTCACGACCCTCGGTGAAAACGAGGTTCCAGTCGAAGAAGAAGATAACATGTTCGCCGTCTGCACGCCAGCAGTGCGCGGTTATCTGATGCAGATCCCGGAGTTTGACAGCGTCGATTATGTGGACATGAAGTTCCTTAACGGGCCTTCCAAACGCGTCATGCGCTGGGCCGGGTTCAATTGGATCTTTCATCCTAACTTAACCGGCGTCGGGACGTCGGCTGAGAAATGCTATTTCTATCACAAGAATAGCATCGGCTCCGCCTTCGATATGGAAAATCTGGACGTCAAGATCGGTTATGACGAAGAGCAGGACTATTCTTGGGCACGCGCATCTTCGTTCACTGGCACGGTCATGCTCCAGCAATCCGGCGTTGTGCAGTTCCTGCACGATGCATCAGCGATCTAAGGAGGGCTGAACAATGGGTTATGATCCCGGAAGACTTTCCCTCGTCTCACAGGGCCTCGTTTCTGCGAGACAGTTCCAGTACATCGATACTGGCGGTGAAGCCGTCGGCGCTTATCAGGCGGTCGGCTATTTCACCAATGCCACGGATTACGGGGCTGTCCCAGGTGATCCGATAAGGGTTGTCGATCAGACCAATGACGTGGTGTGGACTGGCTATTTCATCACGGCGCAGGATACTGGCGACACGCAGGGCACAGTCCGGTTCGATACTGGCCAGCCGTAACAGTCGTGAACGGGCGGCAAGTTGCCGCCCGTCTCCCTTTTAACAACATATAGGACATACTTAATGCCAGAGCCTCGTCGTCTAAAGGTCCCTGCCAAGTCTGTGCAGGGTGAGCCGGTTAAAACCGAAGTCTTGAGAAAGAAGCGCGAGCCAACGATCAAGAAATTCACGGCGGATGCGTTGAAAAGCCTTGGGCAAAAACATGCCATTCTTACGACGATAGCGCCAGAGGGCATGTCATTTGAAGGGGCGTTAATCCCGGGAGCGTGGGCTCAGGCAGCTTTTCGCGCCACCAAACCGCAAGATTGGATTGGCTCGGACATCGTGTTGCATGGGCACAATTATCAGTGGCGCGCACATCTGCAGATCGTTGCGGTTGTCCGCGATGCATTCAAGCAGCCGTGTGGCTTGCAGGTCTCCTGCGTCGGACCGTCGGTTGATCCGAAAACCGGCAAGGCTATGCCGATCAACGTGGCAACCGGCCTGCCGTGGGTTGACCCGAAAGAAGCAGCCGAGGAGGCCGCTTAAGTGGCAACCAAACTCGGCGTGATCAATGCCAGCCTTGTCGAACTCGGCAATGAGCGCATCACCGACACTGGCGAAGACGTCAAGGCGGCGAGGGAAGCCACGGCCGTCTGGAGCGATGTGGTGGCGGAATGCATTGCGTCCGGCCATTGGAACTTCGCCATGGAGACCATCAAGGCGGCGGCTGATACCGGCGTCACGCCGGAGTTCGGCTATACCGAGGTGTTCGCCAAGCCGTCGGATTGGGTGCGGACATCGGGGGTAAGCGAGGATGAATATTTCGCCAACCCGCTCATCAGCTATTACGATGACGCCAATTTCTGGTCCGCCGACGTGACGCCGCTGTATTTCCGCTATGTGTCGAATGATACCGGACTTGGCCTCGATCTGATAAGGTGGCCGGCAAAGTTCTCCCGGTTCGTTTCGCTTGAGATTGCCGAGCGCGTCTGCCTTGCTCTGACGCAGAACAATTCGCTCAAGGAAAATATCGGCAAACTCCGGGACAAGGCGCGGAAAGAGGCCAAGAACATTGACGCCATGGATGAAAATCAGCCCCGTTTCCGCCCAACGTCTTCATGGACTCGCGCCCGGTGGGGAAGCTCAGGCGGCGACCGCGGGCCACGCGGAAATCTGATAGGATAACGCGCCTTGGCACGCCAGAATATTGGTCTGATTTCATTCAACAGGGGCATTTTGGGAGCCAAATCCCTCGCCCGCGT